CTCCAAAGAAAGTCCCAATCAAACCATCTACTTTGTATATCAAGATCTGCTTGAGCTACGTATCTAACTACAGAAGTTTCTTCTTCAGAAAGAGTAGAGGCGTCTACAGCAGACGGACCAGTCCCAGGTATACCGACATCTCTAGCCATATCTTGGCATAGCACTAAATATGTACTCATTTAAGATTTCCTAATATGTCTGATACTACTGTTTCTGGTTTAATATTAGAAGCGCACATAGCACCTCCTGTTGCATCATCCCTGTAACAAGTGTTAAATCCATAATGTAATTTATGGCATGGGAAACAAAAATCTTTGTAATACTCCGGCTCTAGTGTGGCAGTATTATTCCAATGCTTAGAAAGATTCTCCTTGGATGAATGAGAAAGCATGACTATTTTACGGCAATTTAATGTCGAAGCCGCATTTAGTACTCCAGTTTCCGGCCCTATCACTATGTCACATACATCTAAGAAAGCCAATGTCTTTCGTATAGACCACTTACCTGATTTAGTAATTACTTTCTTTTCTTTTTCCCACCCCATCTCTAACAGCTGGCATAGGTCATCTCCCACAGTTACAAATGAAACATCGTCCCTTTTCAGAAGTATTCTGGATATTACCATATCTGTCCATGGATACACCTTATGTACAGACGATCCAGCTAGAGCCCATAAAATTACATTCTTGGTTTTTATCCTTCTTCTTACATCCCTAGCCCATCTTTTCTCTTTCTTGGTTGGAAAAAATTTAGGAGAGAACTCATATGGAACTTCAGCCCTATCGTGGGTTTCTTCCATGTAATTTTTATTACACTCTTTGTGTATCTCTTCCTTACTCCACCCATTAAATCTTGGATCTGCAGGAACTCTAACGGATTCTCCATTCAACTGCTCAAATCTTGACCCCATTATTAATAGGTTACCCTCTATAGATTCTGATAATTGAACAACCTTATCAAAACATGGGGACATTTTTTCCCAGTATTCTAGAAGCCTATTAGCTGGAACCTGATCAGTCTTCTGAACAAGTAACTCATCTATGTTTGGATCACTTTCAGATATCTCTGCACCGCGCTCGGTTACATTTAAACATACCCTGTAACCCTGCTCTTTTAGTCTTGGAAATATGGACGATGTTTGAATCATATCTCCAAACCCACCGTATCTAACAACACACGCTGTCTTTACTTCTCTTTTACCCCCAAAATCTTCAGGGATAAAATCTTCTACTTCCTTTTTAGGAACGTTTATTATATTCACTAATACTTAAAATTCCAAATTCCATGCACCAACCTCATTACCCTCAACATTAACCATGTTGTTAGAGCGTCTCTGTGACGCCATAAACTCTCTTCCTCTCTCTCCACCACCAGACATCTGGTCCATAGTTAGATAGCCTCGGCCCTTCCAATTATCATGTCCGTATGCTTCTTTAGGAGAAGTCGGTTTGGTTCGCCCATACAAAAACGCATCAACTTCATTTATATACTTAGCCATAATTCCTCCAAAGGATTGGGGGAGCCGTAGCCCCCCCTACCTTATTTATTAGTCAAAAGTAAATTTACCACGTGGAGTGGAAACTGACTTATGAACTACCCCTATAGGCATCTGGTTCGGCCCATGCGAGTTTAATGCAAGTGATGCTAAAGTCTCACCACTTACATTTTCAAGCGAGGATAAACCATTCTCGGGTATTTTACCACTTGCAGTGTGTTGTGCCCTTGTTAATTTTTCAGCCATAACATACCTCCTAATACCACGCAACAACAACATACGGATAACCAATACCAGCCTCAGTACCAGAATCCACCCCAACAACTGGAGTGCATTCTATCTGAGTATCGGCAGGTAAGGCCTCATCAATAATAGCATCCGTATCGTTTTGGATATTGAATGTATCAGTTAATGCGGTTCCATCCGTTATATTGAGTTTGCAGTAAGCGTCTGCATCACCAGTAGTTCCAACTTGAAATGATGCTTCCGTGCTATCACAAGCAAACGTTTCCGTTACTTCAATGCCGACATCAACAATGGTTCCCTTTTTACCCGTTGGCCCCTTAAAGGAAAAAACGGTAGGTGTTCCATTGCCCATGTCTTGAGCAGCGCCGGACTCAATACGAGTCCATTTTTTGTCTGAATAACTCATAATGTCCTCCTATGCTGCGCTGTCCCAAATCACAATACGTGACTGGGCTGCTTGTGTGTGTGTAATACCGAAGCCACCTAGATAGTACCAGGCAATTCCACGATCACGTCCATAATCACCAGGGATTTTACCCCTGATTTCTTCTGGAACAGCAACCGCTTCTGCTACAGTATCCTCGCCAAAGAAGAACGCCCAATCTGACAAACCATTAGTCCAGGCAGTAGCGGCTGTACCGATACTTCCTTTAGACTTATGAGTCTGCTCAACAAAACGTACTCCTTCATACCGACCTATCTCACCATTCATGATCATTCGGAAACCCTGATCAACATACTGCTTGATCCCTTCCAAATTATCTTTCATCGTTCGATAAGTTGAAGGCCATGCAATTGAATAATAGTCATCGCCTGTATAGGCGGGTATATTACGCTCTTTCATCTCATCAACAATTAGCTTCACATGCGAAGTTCCTAATGCAACATTATTGGTGAGTGTAGCCGTACCATTGGTAGTTAACGTAATCGCCGTTAAACTTGTACCAGCAGTAGGAACAACACGCAATGCTGCTGCATTGAACTGTGTAGCCGCTAAATTGTCGAAGGCCTTCTTGGCGTCGGTCTTCAATACTTTCCGAATTACTTCGGCCACAGGTTGCTCAGAGAGATCGTCTAATTTACCTGTCCACGGTACGCTGTTACCAGCTTCCGTAATGGTCATAGTTCCCTGAGAAATAGTGAACGAGGTTTCCGGGATAGTATTGGTCTCAGTTAATGTAGTACCTTGGGTACCAACATCACTGAACACGTTCCAATGGAATGTATCACCACGATGTAACCCTTGATGGGCTGCATCTTTGACATCGCAGAATTGTCTGAATTTGACAATCGGCTGCACTGCCATTCTTAGCTGACGGCTAAGATTTAGTGCATACATATAACCACCGGAGGTGTTAACTGACCATACTTGTCCAGCCATTTTACATACCTCCTTTAGAAGTTATAATACTTGGCCGCGCTGCTCCTTCATTTCTTGTATAATGTCGGTGGGGTTAGTTGAAAAACTTTCCTCATCCGGCATACTAGAAGTAGCGCTAGCCGCTTTAGGCTGCTTTACAATCCTTTGTTTGCGTACAGCCCTAGTATTGTCGCGGGTTAGTTTAGTATTGTCTCCAACCCACTTGCGCGTATACTCAGCAGATTCCTTTATAATCTGACTTGGTGTCCATTCTGGATGTTCCTCCATAAGGATGACCGTCTGATTATCAGCAATTGCACGTAACTCAGGAACACCGGCTATATCTGGATACCCTTCCTGAAACTCATGAATAGCATCTTCAAGAGATTTATTATAGGCCCACCGTTGTTGCCTTTCCTGTTCCGCTTGTCTTTGCGCCATGGCCCTTCCTAGGACCTGATTTACAACCTCTTCAACATTCTGGGTAGCAGGAGCTTCCCTACGCCCTCTATCAGTCAAGGTTTTAAATAATTGTGTGGCTTTCGCCGCATCATCTTGGTAAAGAGCATCGTGATATTCCTTAACTAAGTCCTGATCATCTTGCCCTTCTTGTGCCGCTTCCTGTGGGGGTGGCGGCTGTTGCCTGGCAGCTTGTTGCTGCTTCAGCTGTCCAACATACGCATTCAACTGCTCTTCACGAGCTTGAATTTGTCTTCCATATGCTGCTGCATCTTCAAAGCGTTTTTGTGACGCCTTATCTTTTTGGTGAGATGATTTCAGATCATCGAATGGTACTGATACTTCCTCACCATCTACTTTTATTTTAGTAAACCACTTACCTTTATCATTCCAGATGGGAGCATCTCCCTGAGCTACTTCTTCTACTTCTTGTTCTACTTCTTCTGTTGCTTCAAACTCCTCCCCCATCTCTTCTTTCTCTCTGACGTCAACGATCTCTCTCATTAACTTTTCTCTTGGAGAAAGAAACTCTTCTTCCTGAGATTCCTCTTTTACTTCTTCTTGAGGTTCTTCTACATAACCTTCTCTAATATTTTTCTCTGTAGCATCCACAGTGTGGGTAGCTTCATTATCAGCCATTTCATTTTCCTCTATAATTCTCCCGCATCTTTATATCTTGAAAGAACCTCAGCCTTTTCGCCATCAGATATCGTCGCATCCAACCACTGTAGTAGTTTTAATGGGGTAGCGAGGCTATTTGATATAGCACGGTATTTATTTAACTCCTCTTCTGAAGAGCCCCTCCATCCTTCGATAGCAATCTTTTGAAGAGATTTTATAGCCGCACTATACT